ATGCAGATATGAAACCACTACCAAATATTGAATTTGAGTTTGAGGGGTTCATATTTAAAACAGATGATACAGGAGCAATTGAGTCTTCAGAAGCAATACCTGCTGAAGAGATTGTAGTTGAGGAACAAGAAGTAGTTATTGATCCACCTCCTACAGATGAAAATCTTGAAGGACAACTTGTAGAAGTTGTTATGGAGAATGGTGATGTATTTACATGTGAGAGTTTCTCTGTGGGTGATGAATTATTCCTTAATGGAGAATTATATACTTCACAGACTACAGATATTGAAGGTCACAGAATCACAACTGATGAAAATGGTGTGATTACTTCTAATGAAGAGATTATACAAGAGGTAGAGAACCTGAGAGCAGAAGTGGAAACACTCAAAGCACAGAATTTGTCCTCTCTGCAGGAGATTGAAACTCTAAAAACTCAGATTGACACATTATCTGCAGCACCTGCTGTAGATAAGTTAAAATCTAATGAAAACAAAAATTATAAGGAAACTGCAATGGATAAATTCAACAGAATTGCAGCAAATCATAAAAAATAATATTAATATTAAAAAATTATTATCATGGCAAATGTTATCACAACTTCTTTAGCTCTTGCAGAAGCAGCAGAAGTTCTTGTACAGGCGTACAAAAAAGTGGACACCATAAATAAGAGAATGATTACTGTATTACCTAATGTAGTAGGAACTGCTGTTCTTCCTAGAGTTAGTTATGCTGCTGCTCAAACTGCTTATACTTGTGGTTTCACTCCTATTGGAGGTCTTACCTATATAGATAGGGTAATCACTCCTAAAAAATTCAAAGTAGATGAAGAAATCTGTAAAGATGAATTTGCATCTACTGTACAGGCTTACCAAGCAGGTATTTTTGAATCAGATGGTCCTATTCCAGAAGATATCTTATCAGCAATCTTAGATGCAATGACTTCTTCTTTAGGAGCAATCATAGAAGACCAGATTTGGAATGGTGCAAATGGAGCAAATGATTTCTTTGGTTTACTACCACAATGGCTTGCAGATGCTGCAGTTATTGACATAGATTTCCCTGCTGCATTAACAAAAGCAAATGTAGTTGCTGCTATTGAGCAAGTATATGATGCAATTCCTGCTGCTCTTTATGGAGAGCCAGATGTAGTTATGGGAGTATCATACAATGTAGCAAAATTATACTCTGAAGCACAAGCTTCTATGGGTAATAACACTACAGTAGGTATGAAAGACTTGAACTTTGCTGGTATCAGAATGGAATCTCTTGGAGGTTTACCTACTGATACAGTAGTAGCATACAGAGTAAAAAATGTAGTATTTGCAACAGGTTTAAACAATGAATGGAACCAAGTAAGAGTGTCTGATGATGAAGACAGACTTGATGGTAACATCAGAACCAAAATTGCATATACAGGTGCTGTAGGATATAGTTTTGGTGCAGAAGTTGTGTGGGGAAGAGTTATTCCTTAATTCTGAACTGATTTAAAGAACCTAAGGGAAGGTAGGACAATTTTCTTCCTTCCCTTTTTTTTAATAACAATATAAAATTATATATATCATGGCTTGTAAAATAACAAAATCTAAGGGAAGCATTGCCTGTAAGGATGTGGTTTCTGGGATTAGAAATATATTCCTGATAAACTATGATGATGCTTATCCATTAGCAACATCAGATCCTTTCATTGAACTTGGAAGTTCTCAGGTAATAACTGCATTAGATGCTACTCTATTTCCATTATCAACACCTGGAATTACTGGTAAAGTATTCCAGTACGCAGTGAAAAATACAGGAGATAGTCTGCAACAAACTATTGCAAGTAGCAGAGATACTGGTACTACATCATTCACACAGGTTCTTACATTCATCTTAACCAGATTATCTGCAGAGATGGAGTATGAATTGAAAGTAATGGCATGGGGAAGACCTATATTAGTTGCAGAACTAAATACTGGTCAATTTGTAATGATAGGTAAAAAGAATGGAGCAGAAATCACTGGTACAAATGGTGTAGGTGGTGCAATTGACAGTTTAAATGGTTATACCATGACTGCCACAGGTACAGAACCAGAACCATTCTGGTACTTAGCTGATGCTGCAAGAGACAGATTACTTCAAAATACTAATACAACAACTATTAGTGAAGATACTCCTTTCATAACTTCTGCAACAGGTTCATTCTTAGTAGATATGCCTGCTACCCTTGTATTAACAGGAAGTGGCACTCCAAGAGCTACAAACACTTGGATATCTGGAGAACCTACCATTGCAACTGTAACTGGAACTGGTCTTAATGCTGGTACTGTAACTGGTGTATCTGCTGGTGTAGCAACAATGTATTACACTAACTCTGCAGGTAATACTGTGAGTGTAGATGTGACTGTTATCACCTAATAGTAGTAAAATATATCAACTAACCCCTTAATTAAAAGTTGAGGGGTTTTTTATTATGTACAAAACACTTTTTATCTGTCTTTAGATTATAATTCAATAGCTATGAAAGTAATTAATTATTTAGGTACACAATTCCTCACCTGTGACAGTACATTATACACATGTGATAATGCTATACTCACCTGTGATATGATTACAGCAGATGGTGGTGGTACTGCATTCATAAAAATAATACCAAGAGAAATGGTAAACACTGTATATGTGACTTTATATAATGAACTCACATTTAAGACAACACAATTCAGCAGTCCTGCTATCAATATTAAAGGTTATTTACAGTTTAATGTTCCTATCTTAGGAATGGTGGAAGGTGATAGTTTTGAATTAACAGTGAGAAAGGACAGTCATGGTGGAGCATTACTTTACAGAGATAAAGCATATGCAACATCTGTACAGAAAGTAGAGGACTATAAATTAACATATCCAGATAGTAATGGAGTAATAATAATGTAATTATGAAAAAAGTTATAAATAAAAACCTTCCACAGTCTAAAGTGAGTGTTATACAAATGAACAACTACGTTAGACCTAAGAGCACTGCTTTATTACAGCAATCTACATCATATATAACTAATGGTGCAGATAACTCTTTCTTTCAATATGTGGAGGATAGATATGTTGGTTCACCCACAAATCAAGCAGTAATAGATGGTATATCAAATTATATATATGGTGAAGGTTTAATAGCCTCAGGAGTAGATATTTACAGTATCATATCAAGAAGTGATGCAAGATTGATGGTAAAAGACTTAAAGAAACAAGGTGCTTATGCTTTACAGATAGTATATAGCAAAGACAGAAAATCTATTGCAAAAATGTACTTCATACCTGTAAAACAACTTGCAATAGCACAGCAACCAGATATTACTGAAGAACCTCAAGCATATTGGTATAGTTTTGACTGGAAGTTAAGAAGTAAATTTCCACCTAAAAAGATACCTGCTTTTGGACTTGGTAATACTGATAAAAAATTAGGTGAAATAGATTATGAAGAAATACTCTATGTTAAGATACCTAGTGCTGAACCTCTGTTTGCTCTACCAGACTATGTGTCAGGACTGCAAGCAGCAGAGACTGAAGAGGAAATGTCAAACTATTGTATTACTTATATCAAGAATAACTTCAGTGCTGGAAAGGTTATTAATGTAAATCAGGGAGTTCCTGAAAATGATGAAGCACAGGAAGAAGCAGAAAGAGCAATACTGGGTAAAACCAAGGGCACAAGTAATGCAGGTAATATAATTATCAGTTTTAATAACAACAAAGAGAATGAAACTACTGTAAATACTATTGAAATCACTAATGCATATGAGCAATTTGAGTGGTTAAGTGTAAATTGCAGAGATAAGATTCTTATGAGTCACAAAATTAATGACCCAGGACTCTTTGGAATTATAACAGGAACAGGATTCTCTTCTACAGCAGATCAAATGGCTATGTCATTAAAGATATTGTATAGAAATCAGATAAATCCACTGCGTGAGATAATTTTAGATGGTCTTGAAAGAGCACTAAAATACAATAATCCAGATGTAAAAATTGATTTCAAAGATTTCTCTGAAGAAAAACTTGATACAACCAAGAATACAGATAACCCTGGTCTTGTACAAGAAGAAGGTGTTAAAACTTTAAATAATAAAGCATTATGATAGGTATTTACAAAATAACAAGTCCTTCCAATAGAGTTTATATTGGTCAATCTGTTGATATTCATAAGAGATTTACCAGTTATAAAGGAATAGACTCTCTTAAAAAGCAGACAAGATTACACGCTTCCTTTATAAAATATGGTTATATAAACCATAAATTTGAAATTGTTGAGGAATGTACTATTGAAGAACTTAATAGTAGAGAGAGATTTTGGCAAGATGAATATGATGTGCTCTCTAAAAATGGTTTAAACTGTATGTTGACTGAAACAGATGAATTACCTAGAAAAGATAGTGATATAACAAGACAGAAAAAGTCAATAGGTAATTTAGGCAAAAAAAGAACACCTGAAATGAATGAGAGAAACAGAATTGTTCAAACAGGAAAAATAATGTCTAAGGAGAGTAGTGAGAAGAAAAGAATAGCAATGATAGGTAAAATTGTACCTGCAGAAGTTGGTAGAAAAATATCAGAATCTAAAAACAAATTAGTTTTAGACACTTCTACAGGAATATTTTATACTTCATGTGGTGAAGCAGCAATTGCTTTAGGTATAAGCAGAAGAAGTTTGTCTAATAAGTTAGTTGGTGCAAGAAAAAATAATACTAACCTTATATACTGTTGATTATGGAAACTGTATTGCTTGTAAAAAATAATGATATTGTTAAAAATACAATAATCAGTGGAAATACTGACGTAGATAGAATGAATCCTGCTGTCAAGGCATACCAAACAACTTACCTAAAACCTATTTTAGGTAAAACTTTATATGATAAATTATGTACAGATTTCGCAAGTAATTCTCTTGTAGGTGTGTATTTGGAATTATATGAAGAATATGTGCAACCAATGGTGATACATGGGAGTACAGCTCTTTATATAGAGTCAGGTGCTTATTTTGTTGGCAATTCAGGTATAACCAAACTTAATACAGATAATGCACAAGCAGTATCTAAAGAAGAAGTAGATTATCTTGTTAATGCAGCACAGAAACTGCATAATGCATATGAGAGAGATTTATTTAAGTGGTTACCTAATCAATCTATTCCTGAATATACTGCATCTTCAACCTCTTGTGGAAGTGGTGGCAATAGAATAAATGTGGGTGGCTGGTCACTCAAGAAAAGAGGTGGTTGTTAATTTTAATTATTAAATATAAAGAATCATGGCAATACAATTTGTGAATGTGGGTGCTGCTCCAAATGATGGTACAGGAGACCTACTCAGAGATGGTTTTATAAAGATAAATTCAAACTTTGGAGAGATACAGGTATCATTAGGTGCTATTACTGATATTGAAGCTGATATTGTTGCTTTACAATTAGAAGTAGCAGATAAAGCAGAGGATGATAATGTTATACATGCAACAGGTTTAACACCTGAGTTCAAAGAAGGACCTATTACATTTGAAGATAATGTGTTTCTTCCTAATATAGTAACAGATGTTACTCCAACAGTAGCACTTGTAGGTATAGGTACTGTATCAAGAAGACTTGTGCAGTTACCTCCTGATGAAAATCTGGAAGTAATTGTACTTAATAGATCAGGTGAAATTATACCAAAAGGTTCTGTGGTGTATATTGATGGTGCACAAGGTAACAGACCTACTATTGCTTTAGCAAAAGCAGATGCAAATATTGCTACTTCACTTGCTATTGGTATCACAGAAGATGATATTAATAATAATGCAGAAGGAAGAGTTGTAACAAGTGGTATTATTGAGAGATTAAATGTACCTCCTGCAACATTTACTGAAGGAGATAAACTATTTCTTTCTGCTGATACATTAGGTGCAATAACAAATGTTCCACCTGTATCACCAAATAATGTAATATTTTTAGGAACTGTAGTAGCTGCACATAACACATTAGGTAGAATATTAGTAAGTGTTGCTTATACTTTCAAGTTAGACAGACTTGTAGATGTGGCAATTACTGCTCCTACAACAGGACAGACTATTGTATATGATGATGCAACTAAATTGTGGAAGAATCAAACACCATCTGGTGGTGGTACTACACCTAATTTACAAGCAGTATTGAATGTAAGTGGTAGTGCAGTAGATAAGAGTATAGATTTAAGTGAGACAGCTACTGGTAAGTATATTAGTGTAGCATATGATGGAGTTATAGAATTTGGTGTATCAGGTGGAAACTATATTGAGTTAAATCTTGCACACGCAATGTGGACAAATGGTAGTACTGCATCTAATGAACTTCAATGGGATAAAACTACTCCTGGATTTGCTGTATACAGATATCCTGAGAAACCTACAGGTACTTATGTATTACCTACATCTGTAAATAACATTATTCCTGATGCTGCTGGAAATATTACTATACCTGTAAGTGATGCAACTAATGCAGGATTAATTTCACCATCAGTTATACCAATAACTCCTGGATATAAAACAACTGATGGAACAGATGAAGAGGTATTATTAGCTGGTGGTGGTAAAACAAGTTTTACTAATGTAGTTGCTGGAGGACAAACAGAAGTATTTCAATGGAAATTTGAAACAAATATAGCAGCAACTGACCCAGGTAATGGTAACTTTAGAGCAAATAGTGCTACACCTGCTTCTATTACACAGTTATATGTAGATGATTTAACCAGTGGTATTGTAGCAGATATATCTGCAATGTTTGCAAGAGTAAAAGGAGATTGGTTTATACACATTCAACAAACAAATAATGCAGCAAACTATATACAATTTACAACAAATCAACCTTTTATAGATAATACTGGTTGGTGGACTCTTCCTGTAACTTATGTGAATAGTAGTGGTTTTCCTTTTGTCAATACTACTGCATGTACTTTTGTATTTGTTAATAACAATGGTTCTGGTTCAACTAAAAGAGTTACACTCTTTGCTTCTGCAGCAACTGTTACACCTAATGCATCTACAGATGATATATTCAAAGTAAATGACTCATATTTAACTAACACAACTGTACTATTTGCTCAACCTTCTGGTACAAAAGTGAATGGTCAGATGTTGATGATAATGGTAAAAGATAATAACACTGCAAGAGGTCTTACTTGGGCACTAGGTACTTCAGGAGATTACACAGGAACTACAGATTTTGCACTACCTTCTACAACAATATTAGGTAAATGGATGAGATTACTCTTCCAATGGAATGCAGATCCTGCAGTTTTGAGATGGGAATTAATAGGAATAGTAAATAGTTAAGATATGGCAATTACAGATGGAATAAAAGCATGGTGGAACTTCAATGTTCCTGATGGCACAGATAGTTCAGGTAATCTACAGACATTAACTGGAACAGGAAATGCATATATAGCAAATGCAACAGGTTTAATAGGAAAAGGAATAACTGTTAATGCTACATCAAATGGAACTATATCTGGTTCTTCAGTATTATCTTTTGGTACAGGAGCATTTTCAATGTCTATGTTTGTAAACCTTACTGGATTAGGAGCTGGAGTAGTTGAAGGACTTGTAGTAAAAGGTACCAATCCTTCAGATAGAGAATATCAGTTTTGGCATGGTGCTAATATATCAGTAAGATTTTATACTGGAACTACTTCACATTATATTGGAGCAGTTACAATTGATAGTCCACTTGGAGCAACAGCAGCAGGTGTATGGAAACATATTGTTATAACAAAACCTGGAGATACTAATATGAATAATATTAAAATATATGTTGACTCAGTATTACAAAATGTTACTCCCAATTCTTTAGGGACTTATGCAGGTATGACAACTTCTACTGGACTTTTTAATTTAGGTATGTTAGTGACTCCTGCAACACAAAGGTCAAATGGAATTTATGATTTAGTTGGTTTGTGGAATAGAGAGTTATCACAACTTGAAATAGATGCACTATATAATAATAGAAATGGATTAGATATCTTTCCACCTCCTTTATACAATCCTAAAGCAGGTGCAATGTTCCAGTTTTTTTAATTATTAACCTCAAAACACAGAAATAATGAAAATAATAATGATAATGACAGTGATGTGCTTACTACTATCTTCTTGTGCAGCAAACTTTGATTACAAGACTGCAAAAACTAAAGAGAGAGTAGGAAGCAAATATGCAAAGGTTTCTTCTTATGAAGTGAAATGGCATAAATCCTTGTTCAAAAAAGATAAGTAATCATCTTATACCTAATGAAGATAATAGTGTCTCAGAACTCATCTAATGAAGTCTGGGGCACTTTTCATACATATCCTGTAGAACCAAGTTCACTTACTGGGTGCCTGCAGGAACTTGAACAAAATAATAAAAAATAATTGTACAATTACTTGCATATTACAAAAATAAGCACTACTTTTACATACACTAAAAAATGAAATCATGATAACAGTTTTACTTTTGCACTTAGATGGAAGTGTATTTAAACAATTTAAAAATATACAGGAGTGTAGTAACTTCTTGGGGAGTCCTCAAGTATCTACAAGATGTATAAATAAAGACTGTATCATAAAAAGAAACTATAGATTAGTTACTAAAGATTTTTATACTGATAACTATGACATAGTATCATCTTGGTCTCCTAAGACTAAAGGAGAAACTACTAAACTTCTCAATGAACAAAAGAGTATATTACTTAGAAATAAAAAGATAGTTGTTCATATTGATTATAAAGGTATTGCCACAGAGTATAAAAATTATTGTACCTTAGCAAGAGTTATGGGTTTAAGTAAAGAAAGAGTGCGTCAAATACTTCAATATGGGTGTAAGAAGCACAATATACAGTTTAAATATCCTGAATTAAGAGGTATAGTTGCAAAGAATTTGGTTGTGTAATCCTCTCTATATATAGTTAAACCTAATAATCCACACATCACTAACTTATTTTACTGCCATTTGGTAAGTTAGTGAGGATTTTAGGAATTGTTGTTGCTCATGTGTTTGTTTATTGGTTAATTATTTGTTGTATTGTACCATTTAGTAAGTTTGGGGATGAACTTATTAGGTGGTACAGTTGCTTTATACCAACTACATAATAAATATTTATCTTTTTAGAAGGTTTTCATCCTCTAAAAACTTTATAATATTTTTTCATATACACTATTACAAAAAAGTTAATAAAAAAAGACTTGACTTTTGAAAAAAATGTGTTATATTGTACTTATTAGTGTAACAAAGTAGTAAGTTAGTAGACTAATAGAATACACAGAAGTAAATAAAAGCTATAGTGAAGTGAAAAAAAGTGAAAATAAGTGGTAAAAAATTAGGAATTGTCAATCTAATTGTTTATCTTTGTATTGTTAATTTAGTTGGTTATTTATTGTAAGGGAGAGAGGAGAAGAAATTCTCCTCAATCTTGAAAAAAAAGTGTAAATAATGTGTAACAATTATGTAACTATTGCGACTAATAGAATAAATACTACCTGGACAGTAGTAATAAAATATAAAACAACCCTATTACCTTGAACAGAATGTGTCCAGCTTCTGTAATATAGATAGTAGGGTTTTCCTTTAAAGTTAACAGTGCTCCAAAAAGAGTATTCATGGTAGAGGGCGAAAGTTATTATACCATTAGACGTTGGGTAGTAGTCTACAGTATTGAAATAATATACAAACATAGTGGACAAGGTTTCTCCAATAACTGTGAAAATGACTTCAAACACATAGTGTGGGTGGAAATTGATGGGTGATACATATACCTTGTAAGGGCAAGGGTTCTGAAGAAACAGAGTTAAAAAGTATCATGTGGGTGTAAGACTTCTTTAAGTTATCGTACAGCATCATATAAAACCAGAAGTTAATAGTAGTACACAATGTACTATTCAAGGATTAATACATCCTCGCAAGGGGATTACTATGTTTAATAATGACCTACAATAAATTACATTACCAACTAAATAATAAGATTATGAAAGCAATACTTTTCTTTATAACCACAATTCTTGTGGGATGTTCACCAGATGAACAACAACAATATGACACACGCACAGAATCTCCTCCACAAGAGGAAGTAGTCTATGTAACAGATACACTATTTAAAGAGACTTTTGGAACCTTTAAAGATGGTACTACCACTTCAATGCCTGTAAATAGGTTCTACCAGGAGAAAGCACCATATACATATAGTAGTGATGCAAAATTCTCTTCTATGACTGCAGAAGGTAGTACCTCTGCTCTTCCTTCTGAACCTCTGGTATTAAAAGAGAATGGTGGTAATAATGTACTGCATTTTGATAGAATGGTGAAAAACACCACTTCTGAAAATTTGAATCTTGAGATTACTTATCAGAATATGATAATTGACAGCATCAATGTCTTTACTACCAGAATGCATAAGGAAATTAAATTCAATATGCTTATGTCACATCAGCAGGATTTCCACTTCATAATATACAGAAGTAAGGATGGTATAAATTACACAGACAGAGAAAGAATTGATATGGTAAAGACATCTAATGCATATGAAAGTGAAAATCTCAATATCTATTTAGATGGTTATAATTTTGTGAGAGTTAAGATAAATATAATTGCAGATGGTAATATTGATAACTTCTCAGTAATCACAAGAGATTAATTATTTATTATTTAGATGGTAATACAGCATCTACATAGATAATATATTCTTTATGTAGATGTTATTTCAGCATCTAAAAGATAATAAGTAGGATTTATAAGAAATTTAACAAAGTATTAACTATATACTTGACTTATATATTAAAAAAGTATGGTTATCTTTGTAGTATAATAATAACATAAATAAATTAACATGAACAGTAGAAATGAAATTATCTTAAACTCATTCAAACTCTCTAAGAAGGAAGTGATAGTGACAAGAGATACAAATGACAAGGGAGAGAATAGAGTGTTAGTAATATCTGACTTACATGAACCCTTCACACTTAAAGAATATCTTCCCTTTTGCAAGAAGATATATAAGAAGTATAAATGCAATAAAGTAGTCTTCATAGGAGATTTAATTGATAACCACGCAAGTTCCTATCATGAGCTTGACCCTGATGGTAGATCAGCAGGTGATGAACTCACACTTGCAATAGCAAACATACAAGAATGGTATAAAGCATTTCCTCACGCATATGTTACACTTGGTAACCATGATTTAATCATAATGCGTAAAGCACAAACAGCAGGACTCTCACAACATTGGATTAAAGACTTTGCAGAAGTATTAGGTACTCCTGGATGGCAATTTGTTGCATCTGTTGAAATGGATGGTGTTCTTTACACACATGGTACAGTAGATAGTTATACAAGAGCAAAAAAAGATTTAATAAGTGTATGTTCTGGTCACCTGCATACTAAATGTGGAGTTCAGTGGTTCTGTGGCAGACACTATAAAATATTTGGAATGAATGTGGGAGCAGGTTTAGATCACAAGAGTTATGCAATGGCTTATGCATTTGATTTCCCTAAACCTATGATTGCATGTGGAGTAGTATTGGAGAATGGCACATTACCTTTGGTAATACCAATGAACTTATAATAATAAACTGGATATCTCTTCACCAGACAAAGAGGAGAGCAACAATAAATAATTAAATTAAATTACAATGACTACAACAGTAGAAATCTTTAGAAACATACCACTTGATGGGTATGAAAATTTCCAAGTAAGTACATGTGGAAATATTAGAAACATCAAAACTAACAATATGTTAGCATCACATCCTGATAAGGATGGGTATTGTGTACTCACATTAAGAATATGTGGTAAAAAGAAACAGGTGAAACTACACAGATTAGTTGGTATTACCTTTATTGACAATCCTTTAGGGAAACCCTGCATAAATCACAAAGATGGTGTAAAAACCAATAACTTTGTAGGTAATTTAGAATGGGCAACTGTAGAAGAGAATGCTGCTCACGCAAGTAAATACAATCTAATTCCTAAAGGAGAACAAAAGTATAATTGTAAACTTACTGAACATGCTGTACTTCTTATAAAAGAAGCTTTACGTAGAGGAGAAACTGTAATTAGTATTGCAACAGACTTTGGTGTAGGTCTTAGTACTATAGGAAGCATTAAAATAGGAAGAAACTGGAAACATGTAGAACTACCAGAGTTATGTTAAGAAATCAAATTAAAGACTGGAAAGAGCTTGGGGTATTACTCCAGGCTCTCATAGTTCCTAAACCTAAAGTGATGGATATTAGGGACTTTTATAGTGATGAACTAGATGTTCTTGTAGAGAGCAGTTTAGTATTTAAGAGATATGGTAAACCTAGTACTATCATAGGTATTGCAGATTGCTTCATGAGTAGTGTAAAAGATATATTTATCTATGCCCTACAGGAAGATGAGTTTGAGATACTTGAACTTCTTGATAAGGTAGTATTATCACAGTTTACAATCTTTGGAGGATATTCAGAGATATATGTATTAGAAGAACACACAAGAGTAGAAGTGCACAAAACTTTATGTGCAATGGAAAACTTCTACAATCAATTTAAATTAAAACAACTTAATAAATATGGTTATCATGAATAAAGAATATACAATAGAGGATTACATTATGAAGAATCCTAAGGATGCACACATCAAACTCTACATTCAATTGAAATTAGATGCTGATGAAGATGAATTTCATTCTATTACAGATGATATGGTACTAAACTTTGATTTAGGTGGTATTAGATACTCTCTTACTATGGGAGAGTTGAAGCAGAAGTGTAGAGAAGAAAGTGATAATTATCATAATGATGATGATGGCGAAGAACACATACAGTAGGTGGATGAAACTTGCCTTAGTAATATCTAAGGGTAACAAGTTCATTGCAGAAGAGGTACTTCATACAGTACTTCTTGAGATACTGTTGAAATTTGATATAGATGCTGTAAGTGATAACTACATATTTATGGCACTAAAGAATAGATATCTGAGTTATATTAAATCAGAGTCTAAACAGGAGAGTTTTAATTTGTCTTTAGACAAAGAGGATGAATATAATTATGTTGAAGGAGATTATGATAATCAGTTGAGTCTTACCAAGAAGGTATTACACAACTTATCTCCTGCAGATAAACAGATATTCACACTACACTTTACAAGAGGGTTCTCACAGAGAAAGATATCAAGAGAACTTGGATTGAGATTATATCATGTGATATCAAGAGTTAAACGTATTAAGGAATTAATAAAACAAGAATATGAAAGATCCAAAGAAGACAACAAGGTCTACTGCTAAGAAAGAGAAACCTCTTAATATGGAGGTGTTTGCAGAACCAGAATTGAATAAAATAGAGGACCTGAAAGAACCTACAAGTTCTTCTGTCTCTCAAGGATTAGGAGATACTGTGGCAAAGATTACTGGTGCTCTTGGTATTAAAGAATGTGAATCATGTATAAAGAGAAAAGCAATCTTGAACAGAATGTTTTCCTATCTTGAGATATCAAGAGATGTTACAGCAGATGAGGTTGCATTCATAGAAAGACTTAACAAAAGACCAGGATATATATCTGATGAAGAAATACAACCATTATTTACACTGTATAATAGTTTATATAACAAAGCTCTTATACCCTGCAGATGTGGAGGTGTTATAAATCAGATAGTAAATAGTATTAACAGAAGTTTTGAATACTACAGAAATGAGACTAAATAAAGAAATTAGAAACCTGGCAATATTACTTATCATTGAGATGATAACAGTGCCAATAATATTATTTTTAGTATCTGAATGGTGGAATATGCATATAAAGTTAGGACAGATATACTTTATATTAGTTGGATTTCTGGTGTTCTCAGCAATTATAGGTGCTATTATAAAGAAAATAAGTGAGTATTAATGGAAAATATTTTCCATAATAAGAGTAATTAATAGTAATAATGGAAAAAGATCTAACATTCAAGCAGAAGTTATTTATAAAGCATTACATGACAAATGGATACAATGCTACACAAGCTTATATGTCTGCATATCCTGATAGTAGTTATGAAGCAGCACAATCAAGTTCTTCTGACCTCCTAGGAAATCCTATTATAAAGGAGTATTTACAGAAAGAGCAAGATGAGGTTGCTGATGCTTTACTTCTTACAAAGGAGAAGATTATAAATAAACTTATGGAGATAATCAGAGGTACTGGCAGGGAGAGTGATAAAGTATCTGCTATGAAGTTACTATCTGATATAACAGGATTTAAAGATATTAAAAGAATTGATATAACTACTGGTGGTAAATCACTATCAGATTTATTAGGATTTGATGATGAGTAAAGTTACATTACATAAGAAGTTCAAACCCTTGTTTAAAAATAATACAAGGTATAACATTGTTACTGGTGGCAGAGGTTCTGCAAAAAGTTTCAGTATTTCTACTTACTTATGTCTACTCTTACAATTTGAAAGTAATCACACAATTCTTTATACCAGATTCACACTCACATCAGCAACCATTTCTATAATACCAGAGTTCATAGAGAAAATTAAACTTTTAGGTCTTGAGGATTGCTTCAGTGTAACACAGGACAGTATCATAAATAACCTCACAGGAAGTAGTATTATTTTTAAAGGTATCAGAACATCATCAGGTGATCAAACTGCTAACCTGAAGTCTGTACAAGGTGTTACAGTGTGGGTAATGGATGAAGCAGAGGAGTTAATAGATGAAGAAATCTTTGATAAGATAAATTTATCTATTAGAAGTATTATGAGACCTAACAAAGTAATACTTATTCTTAATCCTGCCACAAAAGTACACTGGATATACAAAAGATTCTTTGAAGTACAAGGTATTACCCCAGGTTATAATGGTGTACAGGAAGACATTACTTACATACACACTTCTTACTTAGATAACATCAAGAACCTGAATGAGAGTTTTATATCTGAAGTAGAGTATATGAAGTTACATAATCTTCTGAAGTTCAATCATATCATCATGGGTGGATGGTTAGATACTGCAGAAGGAGTTATATTTACAAATTGGGAGTATGGTGAGTTTGATACTACACTTGAATATGGATATGGTGCAGATTTTGGATTTAAATCAGACCCTACCACTGTAATAAAGGTTGCAATTGACAAGAAGAAACAGATTATCTACCTCTCTGAGGAACTTTATAAACCTAACTTAACTACATCAGAGATATATGACCACATAAAAGATGCAGTAGGTAATAAGGAAATTATTGGTGATAATTCAGAACCACGCTTGATAGAAGAACTCAAGAGAAAAGGTATAAATATAAAACCTTGTGTGAAAGGTGCAGGAAGCATAGGTGAGGGAATAAAGATAATACAGGATTATAAACTTGTGGTAACACCTGATTCATACAATATTGCAAAAGAACTAAATAACTATTGCTGGTCAGATAGAAAATCTGATGCACCAATTGATATGTATAATCACTGCATTGATGCAGTGAGATATAGAGTATCACACCAATTAAAGAATCCAACAATATCAAAATATTACGTAAGATGATTATAACAATAAAACAATATTATACTATTCAGGAACTTCAGAAGAAGTATAAGGATGATGTTGATACATTAGGTATGGAAATAATTAAAGTATTTAAAGGAGAAGATTTGAGTAAAATATCTCTTGAAGAGTCTGAAGTTCTTCTTAATGATATAACTGCTCAACTCACTAATGTAAAGGAACTACCTCTTGTTCACAGATTTAAACAGGATGGAGTTTCTTTTGGTTTCATACCTAATTTAGAAGATATTAGTGTAGGTGAATTTATTGATTTAGATTCACTAATGAAGCAAGATCCTTTACAACTTGAACAAATTATGTCTGTATTATATAGACCTGTCAAAAAGTCATGGTTCAGTAAGTATTCTATAGAGGATTATACAGGAACTGATAAGTATAATAAGATATTTTTAAACACTGATTTCAGAATCATATTAGGTGCTATCTTTTTTTTTGCAATTTTAAAAGAGAGTTTGTTGAACCATTTGGATACTTATACTCCACAGATGAACACCTTGAAGAAGAAGATGGTGTAATGTTATCTGAGGAAGAAAGATTTAGTGAAGAATTTGGGTGGTATCCAATGTTATATGTTGCTGCTCATGAAGATTACACCAAGATTAATGAGGTAACAACCTCAAGAGCAGATGAGTTCTTAACCTTTGTGAACTTTTACAAGAGAAAAACAACTCTTGATATAAAAAGAATGAAAAATAATAAATAGATATAGCTATGCAAGCATTTTATAGAATAACACAGAGGATAAAAGATATCCTGACAGCAGACCCTGATGTTAACACAGTATTTTTTGGTGTGGATAACTACAGAGACCTGTATAAGAAAGCAATTTATCCTGTTGCACATATAAATCCTGTGGGTAGTAACTTCAGTTCTTCACAGCAAAATGTTGTAACTCTTGAGATATCTGTTTTAGACCAGAGAGACTTATCCAAGAACTCTAATATTGAGAGCAAGTGGTTATCCAATGATAACCAGATAGATACTCTCAATACTGCACATGCTGTACTTAACAGACTTATGGCAACACTGAGATACACATATAATGATGGTATAGAAATATTATCTTCTACAGATGCTGTACCTGTAATATTCAGAGAGTTAGACTTAGTTGATGGATGGTTAATGACTGTAACTCTTGCAATACCTAATACTATAGATGTTTGTATAGAACCAGGAGTTGAACCACCACTGCCACCAGCTGTTCTTACTTACCAGTTCTCAAATATACCAGGAGATAGTCCAACAGAAGCATGTAATGATACTATTGCAGCACAGTTATACTCTATAGGTACATTATCTGTAACTACTGTATTATATGCTGATATAGACTTATCCACTCCTTTCCCAGGTGGTAATAAGTGGTATAGATCAGGTAGCAGTACATATAGAATAGATGCTGATGGTGTTATCAGAGAAGTAGCAGAGTGTTTAGAATACTATATTACTTTCACAGTAGCAGATATGGCAGTCCTTAAAACCAAAATGGGTATCACTGATGAAACAGTAGTTGCACAGTGGAATACTGCATTTAATACATATTATGTTGCTAACACATTTGCTGCATTCACTAAAGTATCTATAGTAGGTAACATGGTTACTTTATATGGTGGATTAGATGTTATACAAGTAATACCTCTTAACTTTGTAGGTATAAACTCTTTTGATACAACTGCTCCACTGCCAGCACTCAAACAATTAAACCTTGCAGATAATAATATAGTTACTTTTGATCCTTCTGTACAGATAACATCTGCTGTTATGCAGCAGTTATTGCTACAGAATAATAATATTGTAACTTTTAACCCTACACTTCCATTACCTAATCATACTACTGTCATTAATTTACGTGGTAATGAGATAGTAACTTTCAATCCTACACTACCTTTACCTACAGGTTTAAGTTCTTTAGTGTTGAGTTTCAACCACATAGTTACTTTTGACCCTACTATTCCTTTACCAATCAATCTACAGATACTTGTATTAAGTAGTAATCCTATAGTAGTATTCAATCCTACATTACAGTTACCTACTCCACTATCATTCTTGGAGTTAGACACTTGTTTGATAGTAAGTTTTGATCCTACACTTACATTTCCTACTTTAACCTCTATAAGTCTTGCAAATAATCCACTGACTTTCTTCAATGTGAACTTAATATCACTTGATGCACAGTTTTTATTATTTGATAATGATGCATTACCTCAATCTATAGTAGATGCTATACTTGCAAAAG